CTTTAAGGCTGAGGATGAGCTGGTGGACGAGGCAAAAAACTGATTTTGGACGGTGACCCGGAGGCCAACTTTGCCCATTTCTGTCTGCAAAAGTTTGGCTGGGAACCGTCCAAATTCATGAACTTGCCTGTGAAAGAGCGGGCCTTTGTCATTGCCTCCATCAAGACCCGCATTGAGGCCGAAAAGAAAAAAGAGGCGGAGCTGAAAGCAAAGGCCCGCAAGAAGGGAAAACGGTGACAGTATGGAAGTACGCATTTACGGAACGCCCAAAGAGCTGGCCGCTCTTGTGCAGGGGCTACGGCCAAGAATTGTATCTATGGCGGAGTGGGCTGAGGAAATGGCCCAAAAGTATGATATCTTCAATCAGGCAGATGCTGGAGAGCCGGACAGCAACGCTCCATCTTCTGAATGATTGAGCGAAGCGTCTTTTTCTCACCGGGGCCACCGCTGACACCGGCGGACTTGGCAATTTCCTGCTCTTTCAGCCGTTTTTTGCACTCCCCATAGATATAAATAACTTCAACTTGGGAAAATCCAAAATCCATTGTAATCACCTCCTGCTGAGAGCATACCATATTTTCGGCGGGAGGCGCAAGTGAAGCCATAACATCTTTTAGGCTCGACACTTGACAACGTGAACTATATTAGCCTAAAATGGTAGTATCACCACCAAGGAGGTATGCCATTATGGGGCTGCTGAAACCAAAATTAGACCCCGCAATAAAAGCAAAAAAGGAAAGGCCGGGTGTTCGAGCGTTTGTATCTGTGGATTGTATAGCTGGGATTCTTGGTTCCTCCAACCCTCTTTGCCAAATCTACTATCTTGATGACCGCATTGAGGTTGACACCCCGGATACCGAATATTCCATCTCCATGGAGCGGGTGAGGGATGTCTCAATTCAACGAGAGTTTTACAAGAAATCCAAAGTCACCAGCAGCATGGGCGGGGCGTTTGTTGGGGCGCTGATTGCGGGGCCAACCGGCGCTGTAATCGGCGGCAGGCCAAAGGTCAAGCAGACAGTACACAGCGCGTCTTTTTTGGTGATAGAGTACACTGGAACGGACGGCGCTTTGGAGCAAATGGTTTTTGACGCCACCTACACCCCCAAATGCAAAGACATGGCCACGATATTCCACCAGCAACACCCAATAGCAGCACAAGCTAAAAAACAGATAACCTTATGAGCGTGCCACCCTCCCCGTTGCGGGAGGGTGGCCTTTTAGTGCCCCGGAGGTGAGAACTTGGCAACAATCAAATCCCAAATGGTGCTTAATGATGGAATGAGCTCTATTTTGAAAAAAATCACCCATGTTTTAGACTTTACCATCCATTCTTTTGAAGATATGAAACGGGCATCCGGGGAGGCCTTTGACCCGGCCATTTTCCAGGCTACCTATGCGGAAATTGGCCAAATCAACGAGCAAATGGACAAGATGGAACGCTACTATATCAAGGCGGCGCAAAATCAGGACCGTTTCAACAAAGGACTGCTCACCGGCACAGGCCACGCAACCGGCCTGACCAATCAAATTGGGAAAATAGCCGCTGCCGCCGGGGCGGCTTTTGGCGTGAAACAGCTCTTTAGTCTTTCCGACCAAATGACAAGCAACACGGCCCGGCTCAACCTCATTGTGGACGATGGCGGCAGCGTGGAGGCTCTGGAGGCTAAAATCATGGCCTCCGCTCAGCGCTCCCGTGCGGCCTATCTGGACACCGCCAGCGCCATTGCCAGCATGGGAGCCAACGCCGGGGCAGCCTTTTCTGGCAACGATGAGCTCATCGCCTTTATGGAGCAGGTAAACAAGCAGTTTGTCATCGGCGGGGCCAGCGCACAAGGCCAGAGCGCCGCCATGCTCCAGCTCACCCAGGCTATGGCCGCCGGGGCCCTGCGGGGCGAGGAGCTAAACTCCATTCTGGAGAACGCCCCCGGAATTGCCAGGGCTATTGAGAGCTATATGGGCATCGCTGAGGGCAGCATCAAGCAATACGCACAGGAGGGTGCTGTTACCGCTGAGGTTGTCAAAAACGCCCTTTTTGCGGCGGCGGACGAAACCAACGCCAAATTTGAGAGTATGCCCATGACCTGGGGGCAGATATGGACCTCCATGCAAAACCGGGCGCTCACGGCCCTGGACCCCGTTCTCACCAAGCTAAACGGGATTGCGAACAGCGAACAATTCAGCACGGTGGCAGACAGCGCTTTACAAGCCTTTTCTGTCATTGCCTCTGTTGCAACGGTGGCGCTTGATGCCGTTTTCGGACTGGGGGCGGCTATTGTGGACAACTGGAGCTGGATTGAGCCTATTGTCTGGGGTGTGGTGACCGTCATGGGGATTTATCAGGGCATTGTTTTGGCTCTGGCTATTGCAGAGGGCATCAAAACCGCTGCGACAACCGCCGCCACTTTCTCTGAAAACGTCCATGCAGCAGCGTTGGCTATGAGCACAGGTGCAACAACCGCCGCCGCTTTCTCTGAAAACGCCCATGCAACGGCATTGGCTATGAGCACAAGTGCAACTTTTTCCGCTACGGTAGCTCAGTACGGATTAAACGCCGCTCTTTATGCCTGCCCCATTACATGGATTGTCATAGCTGTCATTGCCCTTATCGCTGTATTCTATGCGGCTGTGGCGGCGGTCAACCATTTTGCGGGGACATCCCTGTCCGCTACCGGGATTATCTGCGGGGCCTTTGCCGTGGCGGGTGCTTTTATCCTCAACCTTATTCTGGGTGTGGTCAATTTCGTTATCAGCATCGGCGTGGAAATTTACAACCTGATTGCCACTTTCGCCAACTTCTTTGCAAACGTGTTCAACGACCCCGTGGGGGCAATCATCAACCTGTTTGCGGGGATGTTTGACTTTATTCTGGGTATCGTTCAGAGCGCTGCATCCCTCATTGATACTGTGCTGGGCACCGATATGTCCGGCGCTGTGGCCGGTTTTCGCAATACTGTGGCCACAAAGGTGGAGGAAATCGTGGGGGAACAGGTTGAAGTGATGCAAAAGCTGGACGCCTCTGATTATCAAATCCAGCGGATTGAATACGGGGACGCCTGGGCCGCCGGTAACAACTTTGGCCGGGGCATTGAGGACACTGTTGGCGGTCTGTTCAGCGGTTTTAGCACTGACCCCAGTAATATGGGAGATGACCTTGGCGGGGGCGGAGCTGGATATGTCCCCTATGATGAACTGAGTAAAGGCGTGGGGGATATTTCCGACAACACCGGCAGCATGGCCAAGTCCTTGGAGGTGAGCGGTGAGGAGCTGGAATACCTGCGGGACATTGCGGAGCGTGACGCCATCAACCGTTTCACCACGGCGGAGGTCAAAATCGACATGACCGGCATGACCAACAAAATTGACGGCGGTGCAGACCTGGATGGCGTCATCCGGGAGCTGACAGACGGCTTTACTGAGGCCCTGGTCACCGCCGCTGAGGGGGTGCACGCATGAGCTATGCCTGTTATCTGGCCGGGGTGCAAATGCCCACCCCGGCCAAGCTGACTGTGAAAATCAAGAACAAAAACAAAACCCTCATCCTACTCAATGAGGGTGAAATCAATTTCCTGCGCACGCCGGGCCTCACGGAGATTGTGGTGCCGTTTGTTTTCCCCATGCTGACCGGCAGGTCCCCGGACTACTACCTGGGGACCTTGGAACGGCTCAAGACCTCCAAGGAGCCCACCCAATTCATCCTTGTGCGGTGCTCCCCGGATGGGCGGACCCTCTACGACACCAACATGAGGGTGAGCGTGGAGGACTACAACATCGTGGAGGACGCCACCAAGGGCCTGGACGTGGCCGTGGATGTCAACCTCAAGCAATGGAGGCCCTACGGGACCAAGACCGCCACTGTGGAACAGCCTGCCGAAAGCGGCCAGGCGGCCACGGTGACGGTGGAAAAAGAGCGGGACGCCAGCACGGCTCCCACCGCCAAGACCTACACGGTCAAGGCCGGTGACAGCCTGTGGGCCATCGCCGCCAAGTATTACGGCAAGGGGGCCGAATACTCAAAGATTGCCAGCGCAAACACGGACAAAATCAGCAATCCCAATTTAATCTATCCGGGGCAGGTGCTCACCATCCCATGACCTATGAGCTGATTATCCAGCACAATGGGACAGTGATGTTTCCCGCCGTGGTGGAGGACGTGACCATAGAGTGGGAGCGCCAGGGACAGCCCGGAAAACTATCCTTTGAGGTAGTAAAGACGGACGGCCTGAGCTTTCAAGAGGGGGACCCCTGCCGTTTTTCCGTGGACGGCTCCCCCATTTTCTATGGCTTTGTCTTTGAGAAATCCCGCAAGGGCAGCAACCCCAAGGTCATCAAGGTCACCGCCTATGACCAGCTCTATTACCTCAAGAATAAGGACACATACGTCTACACCGATAAAACCGCCACGGAGGTCATCCAGATGGTGGCGGATGACTTCCAGCTCAACCTTGGAAGTTTGGAGGGCACCGGCCACAAGATTGCAAGCCGGGTGGAGGACAACCAAACCCTCTTTGACATCATCCAAAACGCCTTGGACGAAACCCTCAAGGCCACCGGCAAGATGTATGTGCTTTTCGATGACGCCGGAAAGCTGACCCTCAAGGCGCTGGGGAGCATGAAACTGGGCATGGTCATTGACGATGAAACCGCCGGTGATTATGACTATAAAAGCTCCATCGCCTCCCAGACCTATGACAAAATCAAGCTGTCCTATGAGAACAAGGACACGGGCAAGCGGGAAATCTACATTGCCCAGGACGGCTCCCACATCAATCAGTGGGGCGTTCTGCAATACTATGAGAAAATCGACAGCACCGCCAACGCAAAGGCTATGGCGGACGCCCTGCTGGGCCTCTACAACACCAAGACCCGGACGCTCAAGCTCCAAGACGTTTTGGGGGATGTACGGGTCCGGGCGGGCACGCTGCTGGTGGTGACCCTGGGCCTGGGGGACATCAACCTCTCCAGCTACCTCATGGTGGAACAGGTCAAGCACACTTTCAAGGAAAACGTGCATCTTATGGACATGAAAATGCGGGGTGGTACATTTGTCTCTTGACATCAATGCACTGGTCAAGGCGGTCAAGCAGGCCGCCGTGGAGGCCGTGCGGGCGGAGGCCCCGGTGGCCGTCTGTTATGGGACAGTGACCTCTACCTCCCCGCTCAAAATCATGGTGGACCAAAAAAAGACCCTGACAGACCCCCAGCTCATCCTCACGGACAACGTGCGGGACTTCAACGTGGAGATGTCCACCATTGAGGGCACGGGCAAAAGCCTGGGGCCGCACTACACGGAGAACGAGAGCGGCGGCTCCGGGGACGCCGCCTTTGCCTCCCACCGGCATAAATACCAAGGCCGGAAAAAGTGGCGGGTCCACAATGCCCTCAAGGTGGGGGAAAAAGTCATCCTGCTGCGCTGTGACGGCGGGCAGAAATACATTGTTTTAGACAGATGGGAGGCAAGAGAATAATGGCCACTTTACCCACCACGGGGGATGACCTGGACCTCATCACCTTTGCTATGGGAGAGCAACCGGGATATACCCACAAGCTGGACATTGACCGCAAGCGGGTGAGCGGCATGACGGACAAACGGGAGGCGCTGTACCAGGCCATCTATCTCATTTTGAACGTGGAGCGCTACGCTTACCCCATCTATTCCCGCAATTATGGCTCCGAATTTTCCGACCTCATAGGCAAGCCGAAAGACTACGCCATGAGTGAGATGAAACGCCGGATAACTGAGGCGCTGGAACAGGATGACCGCATCACCGGCGTGGGCAACTGGAGCTTTGAAACCGGGAAAAAGACGGTCCTGGCCAACTTCACCGTTTACACCATCTATGGTGAGATAGACTTTTCAAAGGAGGTTGAGGTGTAGATGTTTGAATACAACACCTATGAGGTGCT